CTTCTTTCCTATTAATAGTGTCATCTAATTTTTTATTACTGGTAGACCATTGCGCCTTTACAAATTTAATAATTGGTTCCGGCAGCCACCAACCAACCTCAGTCCAGGTTTCAATCACCCAAACTAAGTATTGATAAATAAAAGCAATTAAAAATGCCGTTGCTGCAGTTTGTGCCCCAATTGTAAATAAATATGGGTAGCCAACCGCTACAACCGCATAAGTAACCGCGTTTCTTAATACTGATTGTGGTTTAAACCAGTTTTTTCTCTCATCCGTCTTAATCACCCAGGGCTTAATTAAATCTAAAATTAGATCTAGTAAAACCACAATCGTAAAAGCCCAAAACCACTTATCGTCAATCAAGTGGGTGTATTGTTCTAGTAGCTCATTATGGTAGCTACTTGCAACTTCAATCATGTTTGCTACGCTCCTAATATTGTGGGTTCTTGAAGAATTGTATATAGCAGTTATTTTGTAAATCACTACATTGCCATTTGTTTTCACTACTAATGTAATTCATTCTAATCATTTTAAAGTGGCCATGAATATATAGAGCTGCTATTCCTCTATTGTTTGTATTAGGATATACGATCATTCTTTTATTCAAATCATTATTGCCATTTTTAGCTGCAGTTAAAATATCTATTAATTTTGAACATGATGCACTACCAAATTGAGTGCATTCAGGACTAACAGAAAAATAATAATCTCTATAAATCTTATCAACTTCAGTACGATCTAAATAAATTGTTTTTGCGCTGCTAACATAAAAAGGATAGCCACTTTCAGCAATAATATCTGAAGAGCGAAGCGCACTCCATTCTTCTGGAGTAATTTGGTCAGATACTGTTTTTGAGTGATATCCATTTGGATAATATTTCAAATAAATTAATTTAGCAGAATCACTACTTCTTTTTGTTGCATAATACATAGCTGCAATTTCAGTGCTATTTGCGTATGCGCTTTTTAGCGCTTTACCATCTCTATAAATTGCCATAGAAACACCTCATTATAATAAAATTCCTGTTAGTGTGTCTGGATGATTTGCACTATATTGCCTTGCATCACTATCATTGTCAAAGATCTGAATAGTTGCTACATTTCCATTGGAATCTGGGAAAGTGTTATTCACTTTTTTTACCCCAACATTTATAGTTGCATTCCCATTACTATCAGGACTAACGCCATTAACTTTCTTGACACTATTAGTGCTTACATTTCCATTTGAATCTGGTTCGTTTCCATCAACAGTTTTAACCTTCACTGCTTTTGATAATTCTTTTTTAGTAGCTAAGCCGCTTAAATCAGGATCAGGAACTATCAAAGGCAAAGTGCCATCTTCAGTAGGCAAAATCTGGGCACCACCATTAACAGTAGCGCTTTTGACTTTGCCTACATTTTCAAGAAGGTTATTAACGTCAGTCTTATTATAAGTTTCAGTTTTTGCATAAACTCCAGACGCAGAAGCAAGTTGAACCCATGGTTTCCAATTGTTATCTGTTTTAAATCTATAATATGGTGCTTCGTTATTGTCAGGATAGTAAATTTGAACAAGTCTACTATTCACCCCATTTAAAACATTCAATACGCCCCCATTACTAGTAGGATAATTTAGCTCAGCAGTTGGGGTTTCAATTCTGTAAACACCCGTAGTAGTTAATGTATTAGCATCTATGCCTACTTTATTCTGTGATTCAGTAGTACCGCTTAAAGTATTTACTCTAGTAGTTAACGCATCGACTGTAGCTTTATCAGCTTTACCGCCTACCGTTTTAATTAAATCTACTAATTTAATAGCAGTCCAATCATCATTAAAAATATCGATGGTATAAGTGCCGTCTGCATTCTTTTTAGCACTCCATGTTTTATCTTCTGCTTCACTTGTACCATTAACAAACTGCTTTCTGAATTTAATTTTCGTTAAATCCGTTAATGATTCAACTTCTGATCTAGTAGGATAATTGCTCAAATCTGGATTAGGAACCGTTAAAGCTAAATTACCTTCATCATCTGGTAAGACTTTTTCGCTACCGTTTACTGTTGCTGATTTAGCACGAGTATTTTCTAAATCTTCCAACCTAGTATTTGATTCTTCAACATGTCGATTAAAGACATCATAAGGTACACTAGTTCCATCTAAGATTTCAACTGTAACGCTTTGCACACGACCAACAACTACATACATTTGTAAATTAAATCTGTACAAAACTTGATCAGAATAATCAGGCATAAATTCTGCCTCTTGAGCCGTAGCTAAAGCGTAAAGAAAATCATGATCTTTTCCTTCTTCTTTGACATAAAGCCCCACATTACGAATTGGATATGAATTAGTTAAATCCTTGTTAGTAAATCGTAATGAAACACTTAAAATTGCATTATCTGTTTGGGTAGGTTCAGCATCTAAAATTGTGCCATTTTGCATAATGGATGGTAATTCTGTTAATGCTTGTAATTCAGTAATAGTTTTTCCACTTAAATCTTCACTTGAAGTAACAGCTCTAGTAATTTGAAATTTTGCTTTACCAGCATTTGCTTTTTTTGCTAGTTCAAGCCCAGCGTCAGTTAAAATTGTTTTATTATATTTTGACATGCTCTTTTTCTCCTATTTTAAAAATTGATCTTTATCAGCTAAAATCTTTGCATCTGTTATGTGATAGAAGCCAACACCTTTATAAATTTCTTCACGAGTCACAATATCAAAGTTGAGTTGATCCGTATTAGCCATACTAGTAGCATCACTATCTACTGTATGAAAAATTCCATAGTTTAAGGTGTTTTCAATTTCAGCTTTCGATAAAGCAATCATGATTTCATAAATCATATTGGCCGGAATACAAATATTTAGTAAGTATTGCAATTGCCGTACATTAGATAAGTTAATATCTTCACTTTTAGCATCAACTTGAACATATCGCTTGCCATGATCAATTTTGGCTTCAGCTTTTAAATTCATGAAGTTCATTAGATAGTTAAGATATCGGACAGTTAAAGGCTTAGGTGGCAATAGATGCATTAAAACATTGTTTTGCCTAATCTCTAAACTATCTTCAGGATCTGGTACAATCCCAACTTGATCTTCAAAAACAGAAACACCTTGTAAATCCGTTTTAATTACAAACTGATTGAGCAAAGTTCTATTTCTTTCAAAATCAAAATCGCTTAGTGACACGCCTTGTGCTGCAAGGATCTTTTCCATTTCATATACGCCTTGATAATAATCAGGCATATATTCAAAAATAAATTTTTTATCTAAAATATGTCTTTTATCCATCTAGTGTCACCTCGCCCAGCATTGGGAGTTGTGACAGATTGTTATTAAAAATCAAATTTATATCTTCATCTTCATCATTCAAATAAGGCAAGGTCGCATTTGCTACACCACTTACGTTCATAATTCGAGATAAAATTTGTGAGCGATAGATGGCTTGTGCATATCCTCGACCAAGTACGGGATCAATTTGTGCCCAATCATCACGCAATCTAGAAAAATAAGATTCTAGTGTTTTCTTGATGTTTTCCATCACACCTACTATAGAAGCTTGTGGTTCAAGTTTGACTCTAGTTCGCACATTAACAATCAAAGCTTCGGGAGCTACGACTGTTACTCTATGATCAATTGGAGCTAAACCATAGCCTTCTGTAGTTTTCTCTTCAGGATCTAGTGCTTCTTTAACTTGATGACATAAGTCTTTACTTGCCGGCTTTAAATCGTTGTTTAAAATAACCACTTTAACGGTTCCAGGGCCTGCCCATGTTGGATAAATTTGAGCAGCACCAATAGTATCAATTTCACTACACATATCTAAATAGTCCGCAACATTACCACCGTATGCGATCCAATTTTGAGAGCCTAGCAATCTTGCTCTTAAGTGATCATCTGTTTCAGCATTTCTAGCAGGCACAGTAACTTCTATAATCTCAGCCCAGTTTACACGGTCATTAGGAGTAACTGGTAAGATTTGCCCGATATAGCTGTTAGCACCCGTACCAGAAACTTCAGCTTGCATGGTTACCGTAGAATCATCATTAAGCTTCACAACTTTGTAGAAGTTAGGAATATCACCTATACTGGCAAAACGATCTCCTAGCGCCACATTATCAATGGGCTGATGATCAAAGCCTTCAATTACAGCTTTAACTTCGGCATAAGTAGCTGGATAGCGACTTGTACCGTGTTCAACTGCTCGATAGTCTAAAAATTCTCCTGTAGCCGTTCTGATATAAGTTTGTTTGATGATCATTGCCATGTTCAAAGACTGTTGAGCGAGTAGCATGGCTGCTGGAGCAATCGCATCATATACGATAGAGCCTTCACGCTTATCAATATCATCTGGAACTTCATCAAGCATTTCATCTTTCCAGTAATTAAAATTGCGTTCTTCAAACGTTCTAGCTAATTCTTCAGGATTCATTGCTTAAACCGACCTCCTCTTTTATCGGAATATCACCATACACTGTATGGCATACACCCCTTACCATTAATGTATCTGTTTCTATCAAATCGATAGTTTGTATATCTACTTCAGTAACACGATCATCGTCTATAAGTGCTTCGATAATCATTCTTTCGCATTCTGTTTTGGCGTAAGAAATATTTTTACCGATTAGTTCAGGCAAATCATTACCATACTGATCAGAATAGATTGGATATATAAAGCGCTCTGTTCTAAGGATTTTATCGACAGCTTGTTCCATAGCAGCTAAGCCATCAAACTTGTTTCTGATTCTGCCATGATAGACCTGAAAGGTTAGTGTAGGATCATCTTCAACTTGACCATTATCGATTTGAGCTTCTTCTTCATCGATTTCTAGGATAGACTCTTCGCCTTCAAATCCTGTTTCGTCAAAATCAAGCTCATCATCTTCTTCTGTAAAAAGTTCATCATTCAAAGCAAACACCATCCTTTCTTTTAAAAGCCGTATCCATCTTTATCAGTTCGTTCAAACAGATAAAATCTCTGTCCGCCATCGCATCGTACAAGAGTTACTTTGTCATCTTTTTCAAGTTCATTGTTGATTTCTAAATAAAAATCTTTTTTAGGAAAATCAATATCAGACTTAGAAAAGGAAGCACTTCCGCTATGTCCATGAAACTGAAAGCCACTTAATGAGCCTTTAGACTTAAGCTTTCCTTGAAGTTTTATCTTGCCGATATGTCTACCTAGCTCAATAAAATCTTCAGTAATTACCATGTCATTAGCTATTTGCACTTTAAGCGGATCAGTTGATTTAACAACGCCATATACTATGTCAGCATAATCAGATGGTTTGCCACCTCGTGATTTTAAAAGCTTTAAGATTTGCTCTCCTGCCATTGCTTGCCTACTTTCATTTCTAACTTAACCATGTAATCCGTTCCAAATTCATGCGTAGCTTTAAGAATCGGACAATCTGAAAGCTTCTTTTTCATATCTTTCAAATAAACCGTAACTGCATTACCAGCTACTAAACTTAAATCTCCTTTAGTAGTAATACTTAGTTTTTTATTTGCCACATTTTTTTGTTTAAGCACGCTCTTAGCTTGTGCCATCATTTGAGCTTGTGTGGCTTTAGACTTTTTGGGCTTTACAATTTGCAACTTTCCCCACTGCTCAACGCTTTTTCCTTGAGCGCTAGTAGAACTGAAGCTTGTATTACTTGGAGTTTCTTTATCCGAGTTTCCTTTAGCTGTGGCACTTGAAGTTTGAGACTTTTTCTTATCCTTCTGAACAACTTTTACCACGTTGGCTGTATTTTCAATATCCACGGAATAGGTGAAATCCGTTACTACTGTTCGAGTATCAACAACGATTTTTAACTTCTTATAAGGGGCACGCCTTAGCTCAACCTTGTCATAATTTGCAGCAACAAAATACATATGGTCAGTAGATTGATAAGTTTTATTAATTGCTGTTTTTAGCATGTCAAAGTAAGTTTTACCATCACATATTTCGGCCGCTACTTTATGAGTTGGTGCATTTTTAACGCTATGTGATAGCCCTGCTCGCTTACATACTTCATTAAATCGGTCAGCCACTGTATTTGTCTTAAATACAATGGAGTCCTCATTCTTTAAGTATCTAAGTTTGTCATAACAAGTTACGCTAATAGTTCGATCACCTGTAAACTCATACTTAAATACGTAACCATAAAAAACCTTTTCTTTATTCCATCGGAAAGTTATGATGTCTCCCGTATAAGGGATGACCAGTTGATCAAGTGGTTCAATTAAATCAAAAGTAAGTTCACCTGCACTTAGATTCATGTCAGTAGTCCAAACAATATTCTTGACATTGTTCTTTAAATCATATCCCGTGCCTTTAGGATTTTTAGTAGAATTGCGAAAAAGATTAGAACGCCTGAAAAGATGAAAAGTAGTAACTGTCATGCTCTTTTCACCTCCGACATCTTAACCCAACCTCTAGCAACTCCATTAATACCAACGCAAACTGGATATTCACGTCCTGGAGCTATATATATGACCTCACGCTCAGCGTTCTTTTCATACATTCCTGCCCCTTGACCATAGCTGTCTGCATGAAGCCTACCAGAAACTTTCACTTTAGAACCAATGCTGATTTTTTTAGCTGGCGTTGATCTTTTCTTAGTTTTCTTTTTAGTCTTTTTTTTAGTTTTTTTGATTTTTTTATAAGAAAATTTTCGATATTGTTTTAGTTCTAGAGTATAGATGTATTCAGAAGTATTTCCATTTCGCATTGAGTATGTAAACTTAGCAATTGTCATTAAAAGACTGATTTTAGTACCTGAAATCACTACTCGCACTTTATGTTGTTCTTCTTGAATGTCTTTAATATCTTCAATGTAATCTTCAGGGCTTTGCAAATCATCTGTACTGACGTAATGTCCATCAAATTCTGGGAAAAATGATTCGATAGTTAAACTTGTTAGTTTCAAATGTCCAACGGTATTAACTTCGCCCAAGTTGATAACAGTTTCGGACTTATCATCAGTTTCATAGCTCAATTCTACTTGCGCTGGATTAACTGGTAGCTCGATTTGTGTACCACTAGTTTGATCAGTTATATAAATTGCATAACCATTCATTGGCATTTTTAATCACCTACTTACTTAAACTAAGGACTTATCATCTGCATGGATGATTTCCAATTCCAATTCTCGAAGAATTGCCTTCACGTCAGTTTTGGCATCGCCCGTGCTATTAACGACAATAGCGCCTTGAGATATGGTAACTTTCCGGTTATCGATATTACTTGTTCCATTCTGATAATTACTGGTAGTCACTGTATTAGGGGTAATTGTATTAGATGAAATTGCATTCGAGTTTTGTCCCCAATTGTAGCCATTACCTCTATTAGCACCGATATTTGGTGTAGCTGATGCAACCAATCCTGTTCCAGCTTTAGCTAGTAAATTAGCTGTGCCATTCATACCGATGGCCATACCTTCACCCATGTAAGTACCGATTTCAGCAAAAAGCTTAGATGGTGAGTGAACTTGCGCTTTAGCTCTAGCTGCTCGGTTTGCTTGTGCTACTAAAGCATCAGCAGCTGCAGCTACTGCTCCAATTTGGGATCTAATACCTGAAGCCAAGCCTTGACCAATTGCAGCACCTACACTGTACATCGCACTAGCTCCAGCTCTACCAGCAGCCACCGCTTGATTAATAGCACCACGCACTGCACTAGCTAAAGCAGCTCCTCCAGCTCTAGCTGCAGCTGCAGCTCTTGCCATTCCTGATCGAACCGCTGCCACAACGCCACTCATATTTGGTCTGCCAACTTTAGGTGCTGGGATCTTACCCAATTTTGGTAGCTTAGGCTTAGGAACTACCGGTCTACCAACTTTAGGTGCTGGTATTTTTTTTAGCTTTGGTGACTTTGGTGTAGGAATCTTTGGTTTGCCTACCTTTGGGGCTTTAATTGTTTTAAGTTTTGGTGATGAAGGTGTTGGAATTTTTGGCTTGCCAACTTTAGGAGCTTTAATTGTAGGAAGCTTTGGAGATTTTGGTATGTCATACTTAACAGCAACTTTTTGAATAACCTTTTGCCCTGAAAATTGCTTATTAGGGCTTGATGTATCAACTTGCATTTTAGCTTTAAAGCCTTTTTGATTGTCCAAAGCATGGATTTGTTTGTTAATGCTAGAAACATCAAATTGAGTGTCAATTTTAACTTTTTGACCTTTGCCCAAGTTTGCTAATTGTGAGTTAGCTTTAGCTATATCTACTTGTGGGCTGATCTTTGTGTTATTAACTTTGTCGGCAGCTTGTTGTGCAGAATCTCCCATTTGATAGAACTGTTTCACCATGTTCGCAGTAACACCATTACCAACTGCATTACCAATATTGCCTACAGCATTCTTCAAATTACCGAACGCATTAGCTGCATCTTGAATATCACGCTTTGCTCCAGAAAAATTGCCAGTCATTGCATCGCCCAAAGCGTGCATACTTTGTACAATTCCCTTTACAGCAAATCCTACCGCTGAAGCTATGGAGATAAGACTTGTAAATGCATCGACAATCACACCAATTCCCAAAGCAACGCCCATCAAAGCAGCTCCGCCTATAGTACCTAGTGCTTGGCCTATTCCTGACAAGACAGGAGCTAACGGAGCGGCCGCAGCTTGTAATTGACTAAAGGCAGTGGCTAGTGGCTGTAATCCTTGTGAAATTGCTGAAAATACTGTTGAAACAGTAGCAGCAATATTCTCAAAGATAGGCCCAATAAGTGCGATAGCACCATCTATGAGTGTGCTTATTAACGGAGCAATTGTAGTGATGACAGTAGATATCGTATTAATCACATTCTGGATAACTGGCATCACCATTTGGAAAGCTTGCCCTAATGCACTTCCAATAGATGAAAATACTGGCATCAATGAATTTAAAGCGTTAAAAATAGCTGATATCACTGTATCAATTACTGGCAAGATGGCGTTAAGACCATTACCAAGAGCTTGGCCAATATTTCCGAAAAGGTTCCCACCGCCTATCTCATTAAGTTGACTAAAGCTGTCTTTGATCGTTGATACTATGTTTTGAATAGTGCTTCCGATGTTACTAAAGGCACCCGTACTGGAGAAGCCTTTAAACATCTGATCCCAACCTTTACTTACTGTTGAAAACAGTGGCGTAAGATCAGTAATTGTCTTTTTTACACCATCAAAGATTGCGTCAATGTCAATCTTTTTCATGGCACCAACTAGCTTGTCAGTAATTCCATCTAAGTTTAAATCACCTAAATGATCCGTAAGTTTAGAAACCCAGTCAATACCTACTTTTCCGACCTTATCAAAAGCTGGTTGCAATTTATTGGCTAAGGTTTCTTTCAAACCATCCATCGCTTGACCAACAGTTTTATATTGAGTGGCCATTTTACTGAAATTAGCGTTATTACCAGTTTTAGTAATCGCATCAAAGAAATCTTGAGTCTCTACCTTGCTATCTTGAACATCTTTAATCAGTTGTTGTGTACTTTTGCCCATTGACTTAGCAACGGCTGCTATACCAGCTGGAGTCTGCTCAAGCATCAATTTAAAGTCTTGCCATTGAACTTTAGGCTTAGCGGCCATCTGAGTAGCTTGCTCACTCAAGGTCTTCATAGCTTGTTGAGGATTAGTTGCGGCTGCAGCCAAACCACCAAAACCTTTAACTAGCTGAGCAGTATTTTTAGTACCAACTGCTTCAAGTTGACTGTAAGTGTTACTCATATCTGAAGAACTATAGATTGTTTGCTCAGCAAACCTCTGCATTGAAGTTTTAGCAGCTTGAATCTGAGCTGGGCTTTTGCCTAGTTGTCTCATGTTACCTTCAAAAGTCTGCCATGATGTTGATGATTCATTCAGTTCGCTAACCATAGACCTAATTCCGGATGCTGCTAATCCCATCCCCTTGCTAATCGCATTACCTATGAGTTGGCCACCCACTATGCTCTTCATAAGGCCTGTAGTTTTTCCAGTTAAACTACCCATATCATTGTTGGTGCCACTTAATCTGCTTTTTAATTTTGAAAAACCAGATTGTGTCTGTGACAGCCCAGATGAAAGTTTATTTAATGCACTACTAAAAGCATCGTTAATTCTAATCGTTGCACTTATTTCAGGCATACTCTACCTCCTTCCATTCGTTTAGATACAAAAAAAGAAGGCACAAGTCTTCATACTAAAAACTAGTACTGCGACTTGGCCTTCCTTTCTAATTCTTTTTGTTGATGTTTTTCGTTTTTTTGTCTTACTTCTATTGAAGCTATAACTATGTCTTGCTCTCTTCGAGAAAGCTTAGCCCACTCAGCAGGTGTCCAGTGGTATTCATTTAAAACGTAATGATATATTGCAAAGTCACCTACTGAGTCTTCAATTAGTTTTTTACTGTTTCGATAACATCCTGATTGCTTTCATCCAAACCGGATAATTTCATAACTGCATTTACTAAAGCGGCAAACTCACCAGCAGTAAGCATATGAGTTAAAGTGCCGTAAGGGTCACCAATCGTACCATATGCTTTTTGTAATTCAGCACTGTTAAGATTTGGTGTTACTACACTTTCGGTAACATACAAGCTAGTTAATTTTTCTTGATCAAGTCTAGAATCATAAATTCTAGTTTTTTCGTTAAAAATTTTAGTTGTAGCTTCTTTTTGTAATTCAAGAGTTTGACCAGCCATCAAAGACTTAATCTTAAATGGCGCCTTAAATCTTTTGAATTTAATCTCTTCAGTTTTAATAGCCTCTTCCGTTGTAGCAGATGGTAAAAAATCTTTAACGTTTGGTTCTTCCATAATAAATACCTCTCAAATTAGTAAGTTTGCAAGTAACTTCTGTTAATTGCATCTACACCATCAAATGGTTTGATAAGAGTTACACCTTCAAATGTAAAATCACATTCGTTAGTCATAACATTGTCCTTAGCTTCAATATCAGCAATTGGAATTTCATCAAGGTTCACATAATCAAGTTGGATGATTTGTTTTCCTGCTGCAGAAGTTGGATCATCCACAGTGAATGTAAGAGAGAAGTACAAATCTCCTTTTTCTTGTGTAAATGGAATACCCTTTTTAATCCACTTAGAGTCAATTGTGTATTCACCTAAAGTACCAGTACCTTCAGCACTAGTAGTCTTCTTCATAGTCCAATTATTGCCTAAAACTTGAACATCTTCCTTATGCTTTTTAATGGTAGCTTTAAACTTTTTACATTGAATAACTGGGATAATTTCTCCGTTGATATTAACTACAACTTGTGCAGATTTTGAATTAATGGTATCTCTACCAGATAAAAATTTTTCTACATTTTCCATTAATTATTCCTCCTAACGTACAGTAATAGTTACGTAAAGTTTTTCCATTGCATCGACAGGTTGGACAGCCAAATTCATAACTACCGCATCGCTATCATTACCTGGTAAAATTTCCAAATCACCAGGTTCAAAGTTTTGAATGATGTTTTGGCTTTGCAATTTTTCCAAATATGATGTGCGATCAGCCTTAAATAAGCCACGGCCATTGTCATTATTAGGAACTCTACCTAAAAAACTACTTTCAAAGACTTGTTGAGTATTAATGCAAATTTCATCAAGAACTCTAATAATTTTGTTCTTAGAGAATGATTTAGGCTTATCAGCATTAAACTTAGTTAAAGTATCCAAGTCTTGTTCAATTACAACTCTATTGTGACTACGAGTAGTAAATACAATTTCGCCAGCTGTTAAAGCATTAACAGTCTCATCGTTATTAAGTCTAGGCTTTGAATCAATTGCATCATCAATGTCTTTGTACGTTAATGCTGTAGCTGCATCTGCACTAGCAGACATACCAGCAAAGCGAGCAGTAGCAGTTGGTACATCAATTACTTCACCAGTATTTAAAACATAGCCATTTTTAACACCAGATAAGCCTTCATAGTTGTAAGCCATATCTTTAGAATTAGGAACAACGCCACGAACCTTAATACCAATATTTTCACGCAACCGCTTAATTTGTTCTGCGAATAATTGATGAATATTACTTTCTTCATCCCAACCAGCAGTAGTAGCAACTGTATAATATTCGCTTTCCAATGCTTCATTCATCTTATCTACTACATTATTAGTACCATCAGTACCACCAGTTAATGTAAAAGTATTTGAGCCTACTATATCTTTCTTAGTAGCTAATTGCTTAAAAGTAACGTAGTAATTGTCTTCTACATCTTCAATGCTTGCTACTTTTTGCTGATCTACCATTTTTGTACCAAAAATAGTGGTTACGGTTAAAGAAGAGTTATCTGCTGCAGGATCAATAGAAACTTTAATGTTATTACCTACTGTACCTTCGTATTTCGCCATAATTTCTACTGGCAATTCATCTCCAGTAGCTTTGGCTTTTACACCGCCTTGAGTAGTATTTACAAGTAAAACAGTTTCTGCGCCTTTAAGTGCTTCCTTAACTGGTGCCATGATTGGATCACTGAGTTTGTGACCTGTTTCTGCTTCAAAATCTGAATTGTTATCTAAAGTGATAACGCCATTCTTACCCCAACCAAGAGGTTTATTTTGAAACATCAAAAGTCGACCAATAGCACTAGTGAGGGTAGGCTTACCGTTTCCTTTAACATTAATATAAACACCAGGTCTTACTTTGTTTTGTGCTTTCCAAGTTCCACCAGCCATCATTAAAATCCTTTCTTAAATTCTTCAATTGCTTTTTTAGCTTCAGGAATTGTGTATTCCTTTCCGTCTTTCAAAACAATATTCATAATGTCTTTTTCTGTTGTAGTAAAATTACCAGCCATTAAACCTACCTTAGTAAACTTAGGTTCTTTATTGCTGGTCTTGTTTCTTACTTCTCTCATTTATATCTAAGCTCCTTTGCATAGACACATCATCCACTCTGTACATGTTGAGCAATATATCAAAGCTCACTGTCAAAGTTTCTTCTTTTTGATCCAGATTAAACTCACGATTCCGGATAGTCGCATAAGTCCCCAATCTCACGAAATTATCTGCTAGTAGATCATGAACGTGATCCATATCAGCATTAGGACAATCGGGATTAGCAAAATAAACAACTTGATAAGATACAGTACGATCTTGAATAGCAAATAAGCGACTATTAATGCTCGTCATAGTTCTAACAATATAGAAACTAGGAACATCAAAGCCGCTAGACTGATTTTCTGTATAAATTGTTATATCCGGAAAGATTTCAGCTAATCTGTTTGCAATTCGTTCTGTTGTATTTTCCATTAGCTTAAAATATCTCTAAAAGCCCACAAGCCTGGGGTAATTAGCTCTGGTAGTTGGCTATTTACCTGATCTAGTGATTCTTTCATAAAGAATTGTCCTGGCACCCATCCTGTATGTTCACAGGTTTTGTGGCCATTTTCAACATACGAAGCATACTCCGCACCGTTTGTTAACTCAATTGACCAGGAACCACCAATGAAGCCAGCATCTTGAACACGCCAGCATCGTCTTAAGTGACCAGTATCTTCTGGAGTATTTGCTTTGAACTGTCTGATTGCTTGCTTACCTATACGTTTCACACTTCTAGTCAGTTCTTTTTTCAATTCTCCTGTGTCAATTCTTCTTTTCACACGATTAGCCCATGCTTGAAATTGCTCATCATCCACTCTACCGATGGCCATTATGCTTTCTCCATTCGTTCCATTGCTAGTTCTTGATGGCTGTAATAGCCTGAGTAACTTTTGGAAGCATTTTTATACTTAACTGAGTTGCCATTTTGATCAGTAATGTAAATAACAGCACCAGCAGGGATGCTGATACCATTTCTAATCAACAACTTAGCATCATATTTGTCTGTTCCGTAAAAATTTTGAACACTTGTTGATTGTCCCTTAAGGATAACTTTACAAGGTTCATCTTCTACGATTGTTGCAGGCTCATTATTAGTTACCGCACCATGCTTAACAGGCTCTGTTCCCGTAATTGTAGCTTTATCTTTCCATAAAATCGGAACTACCCTTTTAAGTCTTTTAAATAGGCTCATTCTGGTAACCTCCGGAAATTATTTAAGATATTAGTGTAATTGTCCGTAATGAAATTAACACTCTGCAATTCGCTATAAATACTTGTTACAGATTTAAAAGTAACTGAGGTATCTCCTTCGGATAATGATTGAACATTACCTGTTTGATCATTATCTGGAGTTAACCAACCATGAGTATCAATTACTTGAATAGTCAAAGAAACTATTGTGTAATCTAGCTCTTCAGGCAACTCATCGACAGGGATGTTAGTGTAATTAGCTACATCTTGAATAGCTTTCGATAGGACGTACTTCAACACTTTCGTATAATGATCTTCATCATCACCATCCGGCATTGCTACTAATTCTGTCAGCTCCTTAAGCAAATCATCGTAGCGCTTATGCACTAGCATAGTTATCACCTCTTATTACTTTACCAATGCTAAAAGATCATCTTTCAAGGTTTTGCCTGTATAATCAATACCTTTAGCATCTAAGTAAGCTTTGATTTCAGAAATTTTGCTATCCTTAGTTGGTTTAGGCAATTCTTCTACCTTAGAATTCTCTTCAGTAGATTCATCAGCCTTTTCTACATTAAGAGAAGTTTCTTCCTTATCCTTCGGATTTACTCGCATCTCCATTACCGCCTGCTGGTGGATTTTCATTGGAGTCTTCTTTCTTTTTGCCAAACTTTGATGAGTCAGCTAAGTCTTTAACACCAGTAGCATCACCAATAACTACTTCATAACCTTTAGTCTTATTGCTTAACATTAAAACGTCATCATAAGATTGTTCGTAGTACAAGTAATTACCAGAACTTGCAGCAGTAGGAGCATCGAAACCTACAAAAGAGTACTTTTCAGGAGCAATTTGAACACCGTTGTAAATCAAGAACATTTCAATTTGCTTAGCATCTGCTTTAAGAGCTGATCCTGTAGTAAAGTCAAATGCAGTTTGCATTAAATCTGAAGGAACCATCTTAACAGTTACTTCATCAAGTGAGTGAACAGTACGAGTGATGTTAGATGGATCAGAAACAACAATCGCACGGTTCATAGCATCTGCACGCTTTAAGATTGAATTTGTCTTAGGAGTTACATACAAGATACGTCCTTGAGCCGGAATACGAGCTTCATCGAAGTTGCTCATCATTTCATCAAATAACTTAAGAATATTACTTTCATCAAGTGATTCAGTATGAACACCATCGGTACCATCATATTTAACTTTTTGTTTATACAACTTAGAGAACATTTCACGATCCTTTTCAGGCATCTTAGAATCTAAGTTAAATTGACGTGTAATGTTAGCAATAGATACAACTGTATTAGTTTCATCAATATCTGATGGATCTACTAAAGTTGACCAGTAACGTTCATTAGTTAATTCATAGCTATCCCAATCATTTGAGTAGTTAGCTTCTGGAACTGTAATAGCTCTACGAGTACGGTCTTTACGACCTGCAGTAATCGTTAAGCGTGGTACCTTAATATGCTTTGCACCATCGAATTGAACCATTGAGTTAGATGGTGAATTCCATAAGTCCGCACTGTATAAGTTACCGTCATAAAAAGATTGTTGTACCGCTTGTTGGTACGCTTCAGCATAATTAATCATTAGTTGGCTCCTCCTTTAAAAACATCGACCATTTCTTGAATTTCGTTAGTACCAGAAGGCTTTCCGCTATTAGGTTCATAATCCTGTTTTTTACCTTCATCAATTAAGTAAGGTGCTTGTTCCTTAACTCGATTGAATTGATCATCAAAATTATCTAAAGAACCGTCATCTTTAAGCTTGATATTATCTAAGTTCATCAATGACTTAAAAGCGGTATTGTTGCGAACATGGTTCTTAGTAAGAGCTTGATCAATAGCGCTATTAAGCTTAACTTTGCCTAGTTCTTCAGTAAGGTTTTCCTTGGCTTGTTTGTACTTGCCTTGAAGGTCAGCTAATTGATTAGATAGTTCTTCGCTATCCTTAGCATTTTTCTTCAATGAAGTAATATCTTTATCTCTTTCAGCTAATTGGGCCTTGAGAGATTCATTCTCCTTTACTGTTTCAGCATTATTAGACTTCGCTTTATTGATATCTTCTCCGTTAAGATTCATAACAGATTTAATCTGTTCTTCTGATAGACCTAACTCTTTTAATTGATCTCTTTTCATAATTCCAATATCCTCTCTGTCTCTAACGTACTTTTTACGTGCTTACACCACAACGAGACCTGCGAACAGTTTTACGTCTTAACGCATAAATTGGACAAAATAAAAGAGAATCGCAAATTTTTAACGATTCTCTTTACTATCAATATCTTTAATTAGGCTTTTACTCAGTTTTATTTTTTCTTTCAGCTCTTGATGGGATTTTGTTTTAAAACTACTAATTGGTATATTTTTTATAAGGTTATGAAGATTATCAAGATTTACTGGCACCTTTTCATTTTTCTTCATCTTCGACCACTTCCAAGAAGATTTTATCATCTTTCATATAACAATTAGTAACAATAAACTTAGTGTTTCTCTTAAACAAAACTTCATTTTCACCATTAGGGCTATACTTTCCTAAATCACTACCAGAATGACTTTTGCGAATTATGATTCTAACATTGTCATCATCATTATATACGCTATGCTTGCTACTGGAAAAATAACTTTTTTCTTGGATGTATCCGTTAGTCAATGCTTGCTTAACGAAATTTTCTTCATCATCTGGGTACATAAATAATATTGATCTTTGTAACGGTTCATCATCTGAATAAGTAGGAAGTTTTTCCAAAGCACTGTCTAAGTTATTGATCAAAGTTTTTTCACGATTAGTTAATTTTAAACCTCTTCTTAAATTATCATTCAAAGCATAAGCAACAGGAGAAGTGTAGTCCCTTATTGCTCGAACCTCATTCAAATTTAGCGTGTTTGATTTAAGCAACTTTGTAAAACTTTCAAGCCTTAGTGGTTTCACATTATGAGCTTGTTTGAATTCTTTCAAAGTCATTGCGTGAGTATTATTAGCATGAGCCCACTCTTTGTAAGTTTGATTCTTTACTAATCTTCCCTTGCCAGTAATTGGATCACGCTCCCAACGAGAAATAATATCCGGTAATGTTTCATCATAAGGAATAGTTGTGCACCTGCAATAAGGATGAATTAGAGGATAGTTTAAGCCTTCCACTCTATCCTTAACTTTAAACACTTTTTCATCTAAATGAGCACATTGATCACAAGTATGACTCTCAAGAGTTGCTAAATACTGATATTTCTCAATTTTGCTATCTTCATAAAACTGAGCAGTAGCAGTTTCTGTCGCATGTCCCATTTCAGTAATAACGAGTCTGTGAACATTTTTTTGTTCAAAGTTCGTAAAACGATCACGAATATCTTTTTCAATTCTGGAATAAGAATATCCCATCAATGTTCCTCTAAGCAGTGTATCAGTAAGCACATCAGGCAAAACTTTTGTATAGTTATTCCAAACTCTATTACTAAAGTTACTCCCTTGCCACGGTTGATACACAATATTCTTGAGCTGCTGCTCACTAAAGTTAGCGAAATTAATATCAAATCCACCAATTGCCAAATATCTAATGTATTGATCCATTGTATAAGTGTCTTGATACTGCTTAGCTAACCTTAGAGCAAATCTATTCTCTTCTTTATCAGCATACTTAATAGCAAATTGAGAAAACTGATCATATAATTTCTGAAGCCTTGCAATACGACTTTTATAATATGATGAATTAAGTTCACGATCATAGCCACCGGCTCTTGCTTTGGCTTCAAATTCCTGAAGAGTCATATCCCATTTACTGGTATCGATTGACTTTAAATATTTTGCAGCATTTTCAATATTCTCATTATTCGCCTTAGCATAAAGAGATATATACTTATAAGCTTCTTTTTCAAATTCAGTTTCTAGTTGCTTAAGACGTGATCTCATGGCCATCTCATAGTCAGCACTATACTCAATTTGTTTCTTCTTTTCATAAAGAACTCGTTGACGCCAGTACTTTTGACTATTCATTGCTTATTTCCTCAGTATTCTCATCATCCTGCTCGTCTTTATCAGGATTAGTAGGTTTAAAGTCTGAACCGAAACCATCACTTTCTTCAGCATCTTGCTTTTGATATTCAAGTTCTTGTTGGTAATCTTCAACGATTGGATTAGCCTTAGCGATTGCTTCCCTACTTGACCAGTTAGCGACAGTTGCAACGGTTTGAGCTTGTGTTAAATCATCTTCTGTACGAGTACGAGTCCAAGTTTGAACAATGTGCCTACCTTCAGAATCAGACAGGCCATAGAATCTCATAATGGCTCTCACTAGTTCACTAACAGATCTCTTGAAGTAGGTAATCGTATTACTTGCTTTGAGTTCCAAATGAGAATAGAGCATTTTAATAGCAACTCCTGAAGCATTTGTATCAGCAAAGTTAGCTGGATCAATACCTTGACCTTGTAAAAAGATATTACTCTTAGTTAAGGTAAGTATTTTATCTCTTGCTTCTGTTGGTATTTCAATTTGCAGCGTTTCTACACCAGATTGATCACCGTTACCAGAATTATTGATTTTAATAGCTTTATTTTCATTAAGATCGTGCATAAACTTCTTTAAATCCGCACCACCATAGTTCTTTAAGACAAGAACAACAGATTGGATATCATCAACATCATTGAGAAAGCCATTATATACATCATCATAAGCATCAATTAGGCCTTTAATTTTGTGTAATTCAGGTAATCTTTGCTTATTTTTAGGAAATTCGATAAATGGAACTCTACCGAAATCGTGTTTAAAAATATTGCTCCGACCAGTTTCATAACCTGCAGTAGCATCTCTTTCAGAAATACAGTTAAAAGGCTCAAGCGTTAAAGGGTTAGTTGTAACTTCCTTAAAGAAATAGCCGAATTTATCATCCCAATACTCATGGACTCTAAAATATTTGCCTGTATCTGGATCTAGTTGCTTGTAGGCTCTTAATACGGCTAGTAATTTATGATCCAGTGAAGTAGACCAAATAGGTGTTACTTGATCTGGTGGAACAATTCCATAACGCAATATATTATTAGTTTTATCTTTCCAGTATGTTAACCATCCTCTACCAGCGTTAGAAGCATCAACAACTAGATCATTGATAGTTAAAGCAAAGTCATCACCTAAAGCATCTATAATCTTTTGATTGTCATTTTTATTGCCTACATCAATTTGAGGAGGATTAGTGGCAATATAACCTGCTTCTTGATCTACCAATAACTGATAGAAATTGTGACTAATTCTATTGTCAGCATGTCTTAGCGGTTCATCTTTCCCGTGCTTATTAACCTTAGATTCGCCATTGTTTCGACTAGTTATATCATTCTTGTTGTTGTAATACTTCTTTGATTTCTCATATCTATTTATGAAATCTGATTGATTGTTATTGTATTGCTTAATCAATTCTTGCATCTGCTTTAATTCCAAGGGATGTAACCTCCTTTAGCATTACGTGAATAAATACCATAGCGAATAGCATCAAGCCGGTCGTTATGTCTTGTTTCATTTTCTTTGAGCGGCTCTCCTGTTTTTTCGTCCCAAGCATACTGATAGATTTCTTCCATTACTCCTTTAGAACAACTTTTAGCAATAAAAAAACGTCCCTGAGCCATAAGGCTTGAGACGTATTCGATACCTGGTAGAACATTCTTGTTAGCATTAAGAGCATTAATACCGTTAGACTGAAACTCATTAAGGTTATCTGGTCTGGCGCTATCGCAGTAAAACACTAGATTTCTGCCGTACTCATTCTGCAGATTCTTAGCTATGTTTACCCAGTACTTAATAAACTTATGCTTCTTAGTAAAATCTTTGAGTATGTATGTGTTACCATCATCATCTTCGCCCATCAAAATAATTGGATTAGGGTGTTCAAACCCCCAGTCGACACCTACGAAGTAATGAAGGCCAGTTGGTATCTTGTCATCATCAATAACCATTGTGTCTTGATTAAAGTCTTGATAAACAATACCGTCACCGGTCACCCACTGACCACGGATAGCACGATCATAGAACATCCCTTTTGGAGTAGAAGCCTTAAGAGACTTAACATACCCAGGATCTAAAAAGGTATTATCGTCAATCGTAAATGTATAAGAGACAATACCAGCTTCAGGATCTTTATTATCAATAAAGTCCGTCTTTAGCCAGTGAGTGGGAATATCCGGGTTAGTATCACAGATAATGTGTGAGTCTTCCATAGAACAGCGGTTACGAATTTCATTAAAAACTTCTTGATTAGCAAGCGTAGCTTCATTGATATAAGCACCGTATGAAGTGAACCCACGGGCACCAGCTAAACCGGCAATTGAGCCAGTATAGACAGGTACTACATCCACACCAAACAAATGGTAATGATTGTGCTTGTCAGGTCTTAAATCAATCCCGAATTGTCTAGAAATTTCAGCGATCACGTTGTTATAGATAGAACCAGAACTAGCTCCCGCAAGAATGAATTGAGGGTGGTTATCACCTAATTCTTTTGCTAATTTTGCTACTCTTCTTAGCTCATATAAGAATAAGTAATTGTCAATATGGGTCTTACCAGAACGAACAGCACCAGTAAGAATCATGATCTTAAATGGCTTAGTAAGATAAGTATTGAGCACCTTAGCCTGTTTAGGAGTTAAAACATCAGTTAGAGCCATGTTTCAAGTCCTCCTTAGCTAATTTATCCATCATCTTATCAAGTAATAATTCAATATCCTGCCCATTGTCTTCCATCGCCTTAGCCTTTGCTTCACTAACTCGGGTATCAGCAAGCAATTTACGAAGTTTAACCTTTTCAATTGGATCAACTGAAGGATATCTCTTAAGCAGTTCCTTACCAGCATTAACTTTATCTTTTAACGAAGGTTTTTTACTAATTTTAAAAGCTTCTTCAGCAGTTGAAACAACAACTTCTTCTTCTACTTCATCACGAATGATACGAGTATAGAACTCAAGAACTTCTTTGGCATCTGCAATTTTATGACTCTCAATTTCTTTCATTTTGTCGGTGATATAGGATTTGATGTTAGGTTTTGTTAGGTTTTCAGCACCAGTAAATCTAGCTGTTTTGTTAGAGTATCCAGCTTTAGTTGCTGCCTCAGTTGCATTGCCCGACTTAATATACTCGTCACAAAAAAGCTTTTGCTTTGCCGTTAACTTCAAATCTATCTCACCACCTACTTTTTAATGCAAAATGAAAAAGCCGGCTTATGCCAACTTAAATTCATTAATTTTCTCTTAATTGTTTAGATATTACTAATATTGCTCTTTTTGTAAGTTTATATCTATGAACTACACCGGGGCTCTAATCCGGCAATTGCCGAGATGAGATTTGAACTCATACCATCAACCTTATGAGAGTTGTAAGCGACCATCGCTTTGCTCGGCGATAAAAGTACTGAGCAGTTAACAAGAACCCATATTGAATTTAAATTTTTACGAAGTGATACTCAGTACTAATAAATGCTACTTCGCTAGGAATTTAAGCATTACTCCCTAGCGAATGATCTTTAAATTTAAAGTTGGACGACCAGCCAACTAACCCAATTAACAGAGACGACGAATTATCAATCAATCAAACAAACATACAGAATTTATTATAACAATTGCCATCTCTGTTAATGACAAGACAGGACTTACACCTGTACCACCGTAACTATCAAGTCGGACGTGTCTTTTTACCCTTACAGGTTTTCATGTCAATTTTTTTAAGATATATACATTGCTCGCTCCCGACTGTACTCTTTTAAACAGTTGTCCGAACCGTGGACACACGATTTTTAACCGTGGATCATGGCAAGCGATAGCTATCGAGGGGATCGAACCCTCAACAGCCCAAGTTACTAATATTCTTGGAGGAATTATTTAATGAACTTCCAAAATCGGTACTTTAGGTTATCGAAAATCCGCACTCCTTAAATTTTCGACAATACCATTTTTACATGTGGGTGGGTCTGATGTCAGCCCGATTTAGGCTCGATTTGGGCCCGATCAAAGTCCGATGAAGGCCCGCTAATTTAAAAATGTGCTTCCTAGATACAACAGAAACCATGTAAACAATATTTCTGTTAAAACAAACATTATTAAATAGGAGTATCCTTGCCATCTCGTTTTCTTATTTTTAAAAGTTCGAAATTTTTCAGCCTTGTTGCTGCACCAACCCGCACTAAAAATGAGAAATATAGCCCACACCAGATATACTGCTAAAAATATTACATCTGTAAGGGAATTAATCATTCTCTTCCCTCGGAACATACTCTATTTCTATGCGGTGCCATTTAACGCCTCTGTATTTTGACTCTGTTTTCCTGATTTGGAGTATTTCACTGTAATCCCCTTCTTCAAGAAAGCTATATACATCTTTTCTCACATTACTTAACTTAGGATCAGAAATAATATGAATGATCGTATCTACTTTTTCTTTAACTTTCATCCGGCCGTTCCTCCTTCCATACAGGCTCTAGGCTTCCGTCTTCATTAATGTAATACCATTTACCTTTTGAATACTTAATCGGCTTTCTGTCACTCATAATTCTTCCACCTCGACTATTACACGGGGTTCTTCTCCATAAATTTTATTAGTAAAGCCCGCTACCACTTGCTTATCATCTTGATAAAATCCAGGAACTACCACTTCTCTTTTATGAGTAGCTTTATTAGTTTTGAATAAGGGATTAAGACCATCAAGGACAACTTTTTCAATATTATCTTTATCAGGCTTCTTAGTTGGGTATTCCAACCCTTCTAAGCAAGCCTTCTTTCTTTTCTTGGAGTAAGACTTCGGAACGTCAAAAACCGCCGTAATGTTAATTTTTAGGGGCTTATCCAGCATTTTCGCTTCTTTAGTCGCAATATCTCTTACAATAGCTTCATACATTTTGGTTTTTCTTGGAGTATAAAGGGATAACAGCCCTCTACTTTTTCTCGGCCTCTCTTTACCAAATGGCTTCCCTGGAATAATAAACTTATACTTCACTTAAGTACTTCTTTCTCTTTGTTGCTATATACCCTCAGTTCCGGAAGTTTCGTTTTAAGCCGATAACCCCAAACTGGTAATCTATCAGCGAACTCGCAGAGTGCCTTTTGTCTTCTGATTTTATAAGGGGACTCAGAAAGATCCAATCGTTCTCTTATCTGCCAAGGCTCTAATTCTTTGATATAAAGGTCAACAAGAATACTGCGACTATAAATCCTCTTGTTTGCATTTTCACGGCAATTTATTTAACGACGCTTGCCAACGTCACTACGGCTGATACGGGACTTCAACCCGCCTGCGTGTACTGCAGTTCAGATGTGTCAATTTACAAGACGATAACCACACGAGATCAGCCGGTTGTCTTAGGTATTTTTTCGACAATACTATAATACAATAATTATTTGTTATTGAATTACTCTAATAATGCTCATAAATTATTGTAAAGTTGCTCTTAGCTAAAATCCGTAAGACTAATAATTGGTTGGCAATGGTGAACTTTTTGCCAGTAATCAAACGAATTAGCAAAGTCAAACATAGCCCGTCTTCTTAAGTATGAAAATTTATATTGTTCGCTGTAAACCATCGCTTGAACATCTTGCCATGACTTTCTTTTAACAAAAAGTTCTATAAGAATTATTTGTGAGGAATGTGAGCAATGATGAATCGCATCATAAACAGCTTCTACCATAGCTTCAGCATCAATACCATTAATGAGCTTATCCTCATTTGAATTCCCAAAATTAGAGCTACCAGGAGCCGCTGATAATTTAGGAGAACTTAAATCAGTTAAATTTCTACCACTCATAAGTAACAACCTTGGTAAGTCTTTTTTGAAGAAACCAGAAACATTTTCTAGTGTTCTTTTTTTATTAACTTCAGGAAAAAGTAAACTCATCTATATCACTCCATAAATTTTCTTAGTGCTTCAGTAGCTGCAGTCGCCACCTTATCTATATCAATATCTTCTAACTTGTAACTCACTATGATCCCTCCAAGACTCATATAATTACCTCCGTTAAGCTTTAAGCAGGAATCTTAAATCTGCTAACTCTTGAGATCCTAGCGATTCCTTACTAATGCCTCCAAACTTGCTATCAAGTTTACCTAAAGCATCTCTAATCTCCTCGGATTTTTTAAGACGTGCTATTTTTTGTTCATCAGTTAATCTGCGACTATGGAGAATAAGAGGATTATTTAAATTAGATTTCTTAAAACCTAATTCTGCCCACTTGTGCTTTGAGTAAAACTTGCTTACATCTTCGTCCGTTCCATAGGGCTCGCCATTAAAAGATCTAACGATGTAGTACCGACCATTAGGGCTTTTAAGTATTTTCTTTTTCTTACTAAGCATCCCGGAAACATAACTATCCCCTTTACACAAGAAATGTGATAGGCTAACCGCCCTGCTGTAAGTTCTAGTTTTGCCTTGTGGCCCACCTGGCAGCAATCGTTCAACAACTATATCGTATCTTGCTTTATAGTTAATCATTACCATCACCTCGCTATATCCGCTTAATTCCTTGACCTGCAATGCTTAATAAGGCGGATACTTCTTTTACTTCCTTACAGTCCAAAGCTCCTCGTTGAAAGGTATAAAGAATCTGCCTTGACTTTAAATCAATATCGAATCCAAATTTACCGCTGCAACAAACAACTTTTACCGTTCTGCCGGATCTACTTGATGCTGTCACTACATCATCAAGCCCTAAAATTTCAACGCAATCTTGTATGTAATTTCTATTCATCTGTTACTCCTAAAACGGTAAATCATCATCACTGATATCAATACTGTCACCGGTATTTCCAGCGAATGGATCACTATTACTATTACCGCTATTACTATTTTGACCGCTGTCGGAATTACGGTTTTCTCGGTCTTTACGAGATTCAAGTAATGAGAAATTATCAACAACTACTTCAGTCACATAAACTCGCTTACCGTCTTTATCATCGTATGAACGAGTTTGAATACGTCCATCGACCCCAACCAGTGAGCCTTTATTTGTAAAATTAGCAAAGTTTTCAGCGGCTTTTCTCCAAATAACACAACTTATAAAGTCCGCTCCTCTTTCGCCCTGAGCATTAGTAAATTGACGATCTACAGCTAATGTAAAAGTAGCTACGCTAATTCCACTACCTGTTTTTCTTAACTCCGGATCACGTGATAAGCGTCCAGTTAATACAGTTCTATTAATCATTAATAAGCTCCTTTAAGTACTTAAGGGCTAGGATTGAATATCCCGCCATATCTAATAAAGTGTCCTGTAAGCTTTCGTCATTCTCTTTAAGCTCATCCTTACCAATAAGACTGCAGATACGATTAAACTTGTCAGAAAGCCTAATAGCTATTACTGTGTTGCCGAATTGATCAACAGACTTAGTAAAGCTGTCGCCATAAGCTTCATTCTTTTCTAAAAGAACGTCAGCAAGATGATCTGTGTATCGCTTGAAAGAATTACTACTTTGAATTTTATTAGTAGCTTCATATTCTTTGACTAAATCTGATATTTGATCTTTTTTCGCTTTTATTTCATCGGGTAAAGCACTATCGAAATGTCCAAAATAATAAACATTCCAATCAAAGTTATCTGTAGACCAATCTTTCCACATAATTTCTGTTTCATCATCAGACTTATCAATGTATAAACGATCATCAATTTTCTTTAATCTTTTTTCTAATTCTTCAATAGTCATTTATTCGCTCTCTCCTTGTTCAAATTTTTCAATAGGTGCAATTACACTCTTGATCAAATTCAAGCCATATTTGCCAGGAAAAGTAAGCATAGGAGCAAACTGTAAGCACCATCCAAGATCATTCTCTTCGTGTAATTGGCATAAAATTCGGTCAGCATATTCAATTACAATTCCAGCATTAAGCTTTTTAACGTTGTAATGCTTATCGATTCTTTGAAGTTCTCGCTTTAATTCAAGTTCATTCTTGTTCATTTTCATTACTCATTTCTTTATCGTTTTTGTCATTAGATTCTTCGGTATTTACCGCCTCTGTTACATCTTCAGCAGCAGAAACACTTTCACCGTTAAAAATCTTGTCGGCTACCTTCTCAATAGTTTTATAGGCCTTAGCTGATTGCAAAACACCTTTAACAAGAAGAGATCTAGTTCTCTTATCCATATTGAACTTTAAATCTTCAAAATTATATTTTTTAAAAGCTAAAGCTAAGTTTTCCAAATCACACAGATATTTCTTAACTGCTTCTTCATGAATTGCTTTTTCAAATCCCGATTTTTCCATATTGCCCTCTTTCTAATACCTCTTGTCTTTAATTCCTGAAAAGTCTAGTTGGTGTCCCTTGCTTCCAGCTAAAAGACGGCTGATAAGCTTAGGATTGTAAGACTTTTTCAACTGCTCCATTGTTAAATTGGTTGTAATAATGATTCTTTTTTGCCTATTAGTGATCTGATAAAGCACACGTTGAATGAAGTTACTTGCTTCGCTCTTAGAAGCGTTCATTGCTGATTCGCTTCCTAAATCATCAATTACCAATAGATCAACTTTTGATAGCTGCCTAACAGCATATTTTTCCGTCCATTTAGCAGTTGGATCATCAAATGAATCTCTAATCGCTAAGAATAAACTGTTTACATTGATGAATAAACAAGTTTGAGGCGGATCACTATACTTATTAACAGCGTTCAACATTGCCATTGCTAAGTGAGTTTTACCCTCACCTGGAGTTCCATACATTAGCGTATTGAATTTAGTAGTTTTATCTTTGAAGTATTCACCGGCTATGCTTCTAGCTAAAGCCTTCATTTGGGCTTCTTTTGAGCCTTCAGGCGCTTTGAAATTATCAAATGTATGACTAAACTCACTAGGATCATCAACAAGGCTATTGCGCCTTAAATTACCTCTAACAATGTTCATTGTGTTAGCAATATCTAGTTGCTTTTTCTCTTGATTTACTTCCTCTCTTGTGCAAAGAGTACAAAATGGATCACAATTGCCTATTTTTACAAGATTAACGTGATGAATTGGACATTTTTCATCAGTTTTTATAGTCTTAATCGCTACCACTACCAACCATTTGACCAGTAAACTTTTCTTTGCCATCAGTAATGGTGAAAGTTTCTTGGATGTCGTAAGTAGTTAAGATTTGTTTGTAGTTTCGGCCTTTATAGTTCTTATTAATTTCTTGAACATCCCTATTGAGAATGGAAGTAGATTCCGGAATGATGATTAATGAATATTTAACAAGAGCTGCTTTAACCGCTGCTTTGATTGCTGATTCCGACTGAAACTTATAATTTTGGCTTTCATTAGTACCATCTTTTTCAATAGCCTTGATTTCGCTCATTGCTTTAGAAAGTTTTTGAGCTAAAGGCATATCTTCTTTAGTTTCTGAAGTTTTTTCTACTTTTTTAGTTTCTTTTGCCTTTTCTTCTGCCATATTTAATCGTCCTCAATTCTGTAAAGTAATACTCTATTTTCGTTTAATCTTTATGTCTGCCCCGTATCATAGGAATACTCCTATAAAATTGAGGTTTTTCTATTAGGCTTTAAATGTGCACCGTTCACTTCAATTCCGGCTTTAAGGTCTTTATAAAGTAATTTCTTATCAATTTTTTCGATTGTCTCTTCATGCTTGTAAGACTCAGGCAATAAGCTGGAATCCTCAATAACGGTAGTAGCTTTATAATTCCGTGGTCTTAAAATATGATTTTCTGTCTTAATCTGCTTAGCACCTGAATCATCGATAGTCTGCGTTATATATTCCATAATTCGATCATTCTGATTAGTAAGGCGTTTCTTTTCATTTTGAAGAGTCTTAATCTTATCTGTGATCCAATCGATGTTACTTGAGTTGCTATCGTACCAACCGGCTAAACCATCCAGCTTATCGTTACGAGTTAATTCCAAACTGTCTAAAGTATCTTTTAATACTTCTGGATCGATGTCCTTATCTTTGAGTTCTTCAATTTTGCTGTTAATTTCAAATAAATTCATGATAAAATACTCCTTGGATTTAATTTTTAATAATCATTATTCAAGTTAATCAGGTCGCAACTGATTAACTTTTTTGTTTCATCTAGTAAACCGTCAACGAAGTTGGGCTCCCACTTAGTGTTTCTAAGATCGATACTAATGGCATTAGAACAGCTAAGAAGACTAGATTTGATTCTTTCATATCGATTGGTTCGTCGACTTGCCACATGGTGTTCAAAAATTTGTTCCATAATTTCATCTCCAAAAACTCCTAAAATCTCCCAAAACTCGGAAAAGTCTCGGTAACTACTATCCAAAAATCAATTTAATTGCCAAGTTGGAAAGGAATATTCCTATTTGAGAAACAACCGTTCCAATTCCACACGCAATAGTTATTAATAGAATTGCCATACATAGCCATTCGCTGGTTATCGTTAACTGTTTATCAAATTTGCCATAATTTAAGGCTTTCTCTAGTCGTTTCATTGTTCTTCATCTCCCCACCCCGCGTTAATACACTCCTCTAAATCATCTAAATCAATGTTCCCTACTAATGCCTTAAAGAAACGATCCATCTTTTCGGCATCATCAGTATGGTAAAGCTGCCATAATTCGCTAAAAACCATATCTTCATCTAACATTTCTAAACAACCTCCTTAGCAGTAATTCCTGAGTTGATAAACTCATCTAAATCTTGCTTTCTGAAATATTTAAGAGTTCCGTTCGTTGTTGTAGCTAACCTTCCAGCTTTAACAAGTCGATCTATTGTAGAAGGACTTTTTCCGATGTAAGCTGCAGCTTGACGCCGATTAAATGCCTTTTGTTGTACAAACATCCGAATCCACTCTTGTAGCTCTCGCTTTGATACGCCAGCTTTTTTAGAATTTTCTTCCATATACACTTCACGTGCTACGGAAGCTATGTAGCTTTTAAAAACCTCTTGGTTGATGAGTTCCATTTAAAACATCTCTTTTCTTATAAAATTGATTTGTTCCGTACTTGGACTGGTAAAAAGAATCAATTTAAGAAGTAATTCTTTTTCATCAAGGCTTTTAGCTTTGCGATACCATTTCGTTAATGCTAAAAGACTTATTTTTTATCCTTCTTCAACTAACTCATGCTCCTTCAAGAACTTGTTGATAAAGTATTGCTGTCCTTTACCTGTCACCTTCGGTGTCTTACTAATTGAAGTAGAACCATTCGCATGATTGATTGTTGTTTCTTTAATCTTGAACAGTCCCAAGTTCATAGCTCTTTGAGTAGGCATATTCCAATCGCTGCCCTTCCGGTTGATCAGGTAGCCGTGTTCACGCATCCAACGGAATAACCGTGTTGCTCCAATATCAACACCGTTACCTCTTAAGATCTTTGCTAACTCGCCAATAAGGATTGTTGTTCTACTCGTTGTAACTGAGTCGGCAAATAATGCTTTAGGCTTCATTTCTTGGATTTTGATGTCTTTTTGTCTCAGCTGGTCTGCTGCTTGTTGAAGCAAACTTGCTAAACCATCCTTGTTGTTTACAACATCGAAAGCTTTTTCATCAGTCATGTAAGCACCGTTCTTACGAATTGATGGAAGAACTTCTGATGTAACCCAACGTTTAAACTTTTTAGCGTTTGGCATTTTGCTACTAAAGACAAGCGAGTAAACACCGGATTCAGCGATTAAATCAACACTTTTATACCCCGTCGCATTTTGCGACAATTGTGAAGCATTCACAATCTCACTTTTTTTATCTTCTTCGTCAACGTGCTTTCTTAAAGCATCCCTTGTATTTGAATAACCGAGAATTTGAGCGACATCCTTGCCAATGAAGTAAGGTTCACCGTTAATTCTTAAAGTTCTAACTTTTTGATCTTCAAAGTTAAAAAGTTGAATTTGATTTTCCATTTCTTTTCCTTTCACTGCGCGTAATCCTTCGCGTAATTTTCTTCAACTTTATAATTCATTCATTTTGTGTACTCCCCACTTTTTAATACTTAAGCTGGCGTTTTATTATCACAATTCGTGATTTTACCAGCAAAAAAAATGGACTCCACACTTTGCTTATAAAACTTAGCAATTTTTATTTTAGTTGAATCACTACCCGATCTATGCCCCTTCTCTAAAGAAGAAAGCATAGATTGACTAATTCCGATTTCTTTTGCTGCTTCCTCTTGACTCAAGCCACGATCGATACGTAACTTAATTAATATTTTGTTCATCTTCCCACCTCCCTTATCACGATCTGTGATTATATAATATATCACGTTTCGTGATCTGTCAACACTATTTGTGATATTTCATTAAAATAAATTACTATTCGTGATATGATTATTACAAATAGTGATACAGGAGGCGCTAAAATGGCTTCATTAGGACAGAATATTTCAGAATTAAGAAAAAAGCACGGTTTATCTCAAGCGCAATTAGCTGATAAATTAGGAATAGGTACAAGTACTCTAGGGATGTATGAAACTAATAAGCGTGAACCTAGCTATCAAACTTTATTAGCTATCGCAGATTTCTTTAATAAATCTATAGATGAGCTTTTAGGTAGAGATGAAGCTAAATCCAAAGACGTACCTTTAAATTATGGTGATTTAGGTCTTCCCTATAAAGGCGCTATATCGGAGGATTTAAATGATACTTTTAGACTATTAGCTAAACAATACGCCGAAAAACATAATTTACCTAAAAGGGATGCATAAAATGTATCAAACAGTAGAGCAGAAAATAAAAGCACGAAACAGAGTAATCAGGTGGCTAATGAATTATGGGTTAGATCATCAATTTGGTGTTACATTCTCCTACACCGCTGAAGACGATGATCCTTCTGAATCCTTTCCTGAATACAGTACTGCTGTAATTAATGCAAATTGGAAAAATATCGATGAGATACCTTTTATCATCGGTCACGAACTTGGGCATTTAATTCTAGGTCATTCTAGAAAAGACTTTGATCAAAGTCCCGCAAAAAGAATTCGTATGGAACGTAAAGCAAACGAGTTCAGCCTTTTTCTTCTAACCGAATATTGCGATATTCATGATATTTACTTTTATAACTGGCTCACTTTTGCTCAATCTTTTGGAATTCCTAAGGATTGTTATTATTTACTAGAAGAACAGGCATAGGAGCTTCACATGGGATTATTAAGTAAGATATTAAACATAGTTAATAACTCAAAGCCTCTCTCTAATCAGCAGAATGATATTGAGAACAAACAAATGTGGCAAGAATTTAATAAATTAGAAGAAATGCGTCCTGATTTTTATGAAATAATAGGTCGTCCTACTGATTTTCCTAAATATACAGACAGATATGAAACGAATACAAATTTCACTATGCGTGAATTATTACTGTTGGTCTGGTATGGGAAAGTTAAAAAAGGACGTCTCATTAATACAAGAATTCCAAAATATTTCTTTTATGATTACAATTTGAATGGTGTCGCAGTAACTCATAAATTCATAAAACAAAATTTACTTATTGAGCACAATGATAGATATGTTCTATCAGATGAAGCTAAAAGAATAGTAGATTTTTACAATGAATTATGGGAAATACATACAACAAAAGAGTTTCCCACCTGCTTAGATGAGGATTTTGAAACTTGGGAACATGGAAAGGCACTGATACCTTTTTATGAGAAAGAAATTATTTATTTAAAAAAAGATATTATTTATGTTCAAGCTGATATTGAGTTTTCTCAAAAATATCCAGATTTTCCTTTATCTGCGCAGAATTTAGACCAAATAATAAATTTTAAAAAAGAGGATATAGAAAGAGACAAGAAACGAATCGCTATTTGCCAAGATAGAATTAAAGCTTTAAGCGATTAATTTAGTCCAATAAATGAAGACTTAAAAAGCTGAGTTGTTCAACGGCATAATTTTAGTTAAGGAGAAAATTATGGGCCTAAAAAAAGTAACGCTAACTAGTGCTATTGCGTTATTAAGCATTGGATTAGCTGGATGTAGTAGTTCTACTACTTCAAAACCTAAAAATATTAGTTTTAGTCAACTTTCTAGTAATAAATCTCGAAAGAAAGTAATAAATAATGACTTAGCTAAAAACCTTAAAAAAGAGCAAAAAAAGGCTAAGGATGGTAATGAAGACTACAATTACTCACTATATGTTTACAAAATTCAAACTTGGCAAGATCAAACCATAGCTGTAAATGTAGATAGAGCTAATTACCTAGAGCTTTCTACTAAAGAAAAAATTGCTGTTGGTCAAAGTATTAACGATTTAGTGAAAAAAGTTTTTAAAGAAAACTATGTTAAAGCTAAGAGTAGTTTCTTTATCTCTATTTACGATGAAGACGGAAATGTTTTAATTCCTGCTTATAATTATCAAACTTTCAAATTTAAATATAAGCAGGATCAAGAAGAAGCAGATAAGCCTGATATTCCTACAGAATATGAAAATGCTTTAGTAAAAGCTCAATCATATTCAGACAATATGTTTATGTCTAAACAAAAAATTTATCACCAATTAACTTCTCAATACGGAGAAGGATTTTCTAAAAAAGCTGCTAAATATGCTATCGATCATGTTAAAGCTGATTGGAATAAAAATGCTTTAAAGAAAGCAGAAAGCTATCAAAAAGATCAGCATTTATCCAAAGAAAGAATAAGACATCAACTTACTTCAGCTTATGGAGAGCAATTTACTGAGGCGCAAGCTGATTATGCTATCTCGCATTTAGCAGAATAGTAGTTAGGCTACCTAGCGTAGCCTTTTGTTTAACGCTCGCTGAGAACATACGTTTAAACGAATACAAAATAAAAAGGCTCGCCTGTCATTCAACAAGCGAGCTAATAAAAACTAGAAAGGAGGTGAACTATATGCCTAGAAGAAAAGATCCCGAGATCACCTCTTATACTCTGAAAGATGGAAAAACCTACTTCAGATTAAAGACTTATGTCGGAACTGATCCAGAAACAGGAAAGGCCGTTAAAGTTACTAGAAGTAAGCTTAAATCTCGTAAAGAAGCCGAAGCTTTGCGCAATCAGTTAAAAGCCCAAGGCGCTACTGCCGTTAAGAATGGTTTAGATATCAATAATAAACGAAAAACTGTAAGAGACGTTTACAAGGTTTGGATTGAAGTTGTTTCTTTAGACGTCCGCCCCTCTACGATTGGTAGATTGAAAGATACTTGGAAAAACCATACCGAACCCGAATTTGGAGATAACTTCATTGACAATATCTCCCCTGATCACATTCAAATATATGCTAATAATTTAGCCGAAAAGTACATAACCTATAAAAACATAGTAAATCAACTCCATAGGTTGATAAGGTATGCTATTTTTCGCCACTGGTGTAATCGTGACCCTTTTGATTTCGTGCTCATTCCTAAAAAGTCTAAACAAAAAAAGAAAGATACTTCTCATAATTTTTATGAAAAAGATGAACTAAAACACTTTTTAGAAGTTGCTAAGGACTACAATCCTATGAAGTATACTTACTTTTTAACGGTCGCTTCGCTAGGTTGCAGACGAAGTGAAGCTCTAGCCCTCAAGTGGACTGATATCGATTTTGATAATAGAGCAGTAAGAATTGAGCGCACAGTTTCTAAAGATGAACACAGACATAAACATATCGATGATGTTAAGAATGGAATCCATCATACTGTTCCGATGTCAGATAATTTATTTATGGTTCTAAAAGATTATCGAAAGCATGTTCAAGAAATTGGTGATACGTGCCAATGGGTATTCCATCAACAAGATTACAGCTACTATTGGCCCCAACAAACCGATATTTGGATTAAATACTTGTATAAGTTTGACAGAAAGCGCGTAGCTAAGTGGAATAAAGAGCATCCAAACGAAAAGCCGAAGCAGCCTTTACGCAAAATAACCCCTCACGGTCTACGGCATACTCTAGCTACTCTTCTTTATGATGGTAACTCAAGAATTAAGCCAAAAGACGTTCAATATATTTTAGGACACCGAACGTCAAAAACTGCTATGGAAATTTACACCCACGTAACTCAGCAGCAGAAGAAAGATATTAGAAGTTCGATCAATAATTTGGACTTTTAA